AAAGAATTGGAGAATATCTGTGTCTTATAATTTTATACAAATATGAGTTTTAAAAAAAATAAATATCAAGTTATACGTGGTGCTATATCAAAAGAAATAGCAGACGTAGCTTATAGGTATTTACAAATATCAGCTGAAGCAGATCACTGGATGTTAAACAATGGTGTAACTCATGCTGGCAATAAACTTGTAGGTAATTTTAAAGACCCACAAGTTCCAAACTCTTACGCTAAATATAGTGATAGGTTAATGGAAACATTACTAGTTAAGACTATAGCTGTGATGCAGAAGAAGACAGGACTTAAACTAGTACCAACATATTCTTACACAAGACTTTACAGAAAAGGTAATATCTTACAAAGACACAAAGATAGACCTAGCTGTGAGATATCTACCACACTTAATTTAGGTGGAGATAACTGGCCTATATTTATCGATCCTACGGGGTCTGACAACGTCATAGACGAGTATAAAGGTATACATAAGCCTGGTGCACCCAAAGGTATAAAAGTAGACCTAAAACCAGGAGATATGCTTATCTACTCTGGCTGTGAGTTAGAGCACTGGAGAGAGCCTTTTGAGGGTCAATTATGTGGTCAAGTATTCCTGCATTATAATCATGCAGATGGACAGTTTGCAAAGTCTAATTTGTATGATAAAAGACCTATGCTAGGAATAGTCATATAAACAAACAAGTTACTGCAACAGCTGCGGAGGGTCAGTGGATAGACTGTGATAATGTCCGTTTTAGGTATTCTACACCTGAGAAGATAGGGGGTTGGACACAGTTAGGAGCTGATAATATTACTGGTGCAGCAAGAGCATTACATCAATTCACAAATAGTTTAGGACGAAAGTATTCTATTATAGGATCAAACAGAATTTTATACGCTTATTCTGGTGGTGTGTTCTATGATATACACCCTATCAAATCTACAACAACGCTTTCAAATGCATTTAGCACGACTAATGGTGAAACAACCGTTACGATAAATTTTTCTACAGATCATGGCATACAAGCAGGAGACATTGTTTTATTAGACAACTTTTCATCTATCACTAATTCTAATTTTAGTGCATCTGATTTTGATGACATAAGATTTATGGCTACAACAGTGCCATCATCAAACACAATTACGATTACTATGCCATCTGCAGAGTCGGGGTCTGGTGCCTCTGAGTCTGGTGGTATTAGAGTTAGACACTATTACAGAGTGGGCCCTGATGTACAAGCACAAGGTTTTGGTTGGTCTCTTGGATCTTGGGGTGGAGAAGCTGTAGGTGCATATACAACTGTTTTATCAGCTGACATATCAGCAGCTGCTACAAGCATAACTGTAAACGACGCATCACAGTTACCAAGCTCTGGAACAAATTTTATTAAGATTGGAACAGAAGAAATATCTTACACAGGTATATCTACAAACACACTTACAGGTGTAACAAGAGCAGTAAGAAATACAACAGCTGCAGCACACACCGCAGGTGCAACAGTAACAAACACATCTGACTTCGTAGCATGGGGCGAGGCAGCATCTGGAGACTTAATTATAGATCCTGGTATGTGGTCCATTGATAATTTTGGTGACAAAGCTATTTGTTTAATTGTAGACGGTGAAGTATTTGAATGGAACTCTGCAGCGACAAATGCAACAGACTCAAGAGCAACTATTATATCTGGTGCACCAACAGCTTCAAGACACATGCTTGTATCTACACCGGATAGACACTTGGTGTTCTTTGGCACAGAAACAACGATTGGTACAAAATCTACACAAGACGATATGTTTATTAGATTCTCGTCTCAAGAAGATATTAATACTTACACACCCACAGCAACCAATACAGCTGGTACACAGAGACTGGCTGACGGATCACGGATCATGGGAGCCATTAGAGGTAGAGATGCAATCTATGTATACACAGATACAGCTTTGTTCTTACAAAGATTTGTGGGTCAACCGTTTACATTTGCCTTTGTGCAAGCTGGTACAAACTGCGGACTTGCAGGTAAGAATGCAGCAGTAGAGGTAGATGGTGCAGCATACTGGTTTTCAGAAAATGGTTTCTTTAAATATGCAGGTGCTCTTGAATCTTTACCATGTTTAGTAGAAGACTTTGTATACGATGATATTAATTTAGATTCTGGTAATCAGATGATATCTGCAGGACTTAATAACTTGTTTGGTGAAATTATGTGGTTCTATCCTACAGCAAACTCTTCAGTTGTAAACAGAATGGTTTGTTATAATTATCAAGACTCATCAGCAAGAAGACCTATATGGACAGTGGGAACACTAGCTAGAACAGCATGGGCAGACTCTGCAGTCTTTGGCAATCCACATGCTTTAGAATATGATGCAGACGGAGTAGAACCAGCAACATCATCTACATATGTTCAAGGTAATACAGATGGTATTACAACATACTATCAACACGAGACAGGCACAGATCAAGTTAAAGGTGGAACAGTAACAGCTATTACGGCAAACATATTATCAGGAGACTTTGATATTACACAAAGAGTAATTAGAGGTGCACAAACTAATATTGCAGACCTTAGAGGTGATGGTGAGTTTTTAATGAAGATTAGAAGATTCATACCAGACTTTGTTTCACAAACAGGTAATACACAAATTACACTTAATTTAAAAAACTATTCAAATGATACTGCAGCTAGTTCTTCGTTAGGACCTTTTACAGTAACTTCATCTACAACAAAAGTAGATACAAGAGCTAGAGCCAGAGCTATTGCATTAAAAGTAGAAAACACAAGCACAGCTCAAGATTGGAAGCTCGGTACATTTAGATTAGATTTACAAGCGGATGGTAGAAGATAATGGCAAAGATAGTACAAGTATTAACAAGACCTAGTGAAGAATACAAA